GCTTCGCATTCTTTGCGGAGTGCAAAATAAGTCGTAGGAGTACCTTGACAATTAGATAGATACATATTGAAGCATTAGAATAATTACAATACAATATCATCAACACTATTGAGTACAATAGGCTTATAAGCTATTCTTTTGTGCCTTAGCCACAAGCAATGAACGTTCTGCAACATAACCTTTGTCAGTACTTCTGCGTGTGCTAGATCGTGGCATTCACGACATAATGCTATAAGGTTGTATATATCATCTTGTATGCGTTTTGTCTTGCTTCCAAACTTTGAGCGTGGTATTATGTGATGTATGTCAACGGCTCGGCATTGACATACTTCACATGGCACCATGATGTCATCACCTAATAAATCAAATGCTTTGAGATATGATTTAGTGTGAGGTTGCATTTATCTTCCGCCTTTATAATCATTATCTATATCATGATTCAATTTATTGAACTCTTCATTTACATAATCACTATTTTTAGGTGGATTTTGTTGTTTTCTTATCTCCTCAGCAAATCTATACAGGTGCTTCTCATACTCATCATGTATTGCTTGGTTAGATTCTTTTATTTTGATGATAGCATAAGCATAAGCATCTTCAGATCCTTTCAGATATGCTTTTTTTCTAATATGGATAATGCCAATACCCAATCCAACAACTACCATTAACCAAGCAACAGCCAAAGGCCAGTCAGTAAACGAGATAGTAAAAGGCTTAAATGTGATTCTTAAACCCCAAGAATATAAGCAATAACATAACAAGCCAAATGGCCACAACAACGTAAATACTGTTGATAGATTTTTCATAATTATAAATTAAATTGTTCAACATAATTAATTTGCTCGCTCCAACAGATCACTTGACCTTTGAACTGCTTTACATTAAACCAACATTCAAAATCATCTAATGATAAGCCATCGTTTTGGGCTAGTACTTTTAGTTCTGTGTATGAAAGAGCTTTTCCATTTAAGTAATAGTTTGTATCATTTGGTTTGATTTCAAACTCATAAATGCTTTTTACAACCAAATCATTAGCTAATATTATTTGCGGCGACTTATATGCCTTTTCACTCCAAACTCTAGGGCTAAATTTATCACCAACTTTAAATCTATTGCCTTGGCGAATAGTGTGGTGTTTGTGCTGTTTGATTTCATCATTCAATGATTTATGAAATACCCAAACAGGGTCTGGCATTCGACTACCCAAAACAATTTTAGCATTTAAACCATCAATATTTAAGTATTTTAATTTCTTCCAATACTCAACACCTAGATTATTGTATATCTTTTCAACAAACTCAGTCGGCTCCCCCTCTCTTGGGTGACCTTTTGGAAATGTTCTTGAAAATGTGATTACTTTTGACATTGCATTGAGGTTATAAGTTTTAAACCAATCATCTTTACTATTTCACTTGTTACAGCATTGCCACACATTTTGTACCGCTGTGTTTTTGGGATTTCTTTAGTAATTATATTATTACTCTTGTCTATATAATTACCAAACTTTGTCCAATCGTCTGGAAATCCTTGCAAACGTTCGCATTCTATTTCAGTAAGTCGGCGGATAGCTTCATCTATCATAACACCGTGTTGATCTTGGCATGATAAAGTAAAAGCTGGTTCGCCATCTTCTTTTAATCGGCGACCGTTTTGGCGTTTTTCTAATCTATTAGGAGTTAGTATAGCTTTAACAACCACCTGACCGCTTCCATCTTCTCGAGCTCTAGCAGGTATTGTAGGACAATTCTTTCCTGATGTTTCCCTAAATACTTTTCCATCTTTTTGAGTTCGCCACGTGCCTGAAACAACATGATTATTATGCTCAAAACTATTTGCTTTAATTGTTGGGCAAACTTCTTTATTTGCAGCTTTTGCAAAACCATGAGCCTTGGTTTTAATCATATCCCAACTATGCTTTTGCGTTAAACTACAACGTCCGCCACTTCTTATAGTGTTAGTAAAATCATTGCCTTGCAATGATTTTACTAACGTCATAGACGAATGCAAACCACCAGAATGTCCGCCTGCGGTTAGTGTTCTAACAATTGAGGAGTTGATTGACCCTTCATCAATCCCTGTATTGTTTGTTGTGATAGGAAATACTCCTGGCTTACTTCTTTCTGCAAGATGTCCGATAAGGTAAATTCGCTCTCTATTTTGGGGTAATACCCATGATGTATTAAGCAATTGCCATTCAAGTCTATAACCCCCAATGTTGGCAAAGGCTTGGATAATTGCCCAAAAATCGTTGCTATTGTTTGAGGAGAAAGCTCCTTTAACATTTTCCCAAATAAAAACGTCTGGTCTTGTTTCAGTAATAAGCCTAATTGCTTCTGTGACAAGACTACTCCTGTTCCCTTCCATTCCAAGCCGTTTTCCAGCCAAACTAAAATCTTGGCAAGGGCTTCCGAAAGTGATAATGTTGGGGTGCTCGATATCGCACCCTCGAACATCTGTAACTGAACCGACATAGTGTGAATTTGGAAAGTTGTATCTATAATTTGCAATAGCGTGTTTATCTATTTCGCTGAAATAATGTTTATCAAACTCAAAGCCTGCATTTTTCAACCCCAAAGAAAAACCGCCAATTCCTGAGAATAGCTCAAGGATATTAATTTTCATCTCCTAAAACGGTAAATCATCAACATCACCCATTGGCTCACCGCTTGACGGCTCAGTAAATGCTTCAGCGTCTGGTTGAGTGTTATTACTGTTTACTCCACACAAAGTAATATTTGAGCCAACAACACTTGTGGCATAGCGTTCAATATTATCGGCACCAACATATTTGCGAGTAGCAAGTTTTCCTTCTACATACACCAGGCTACCTTTGCGTACAAACTTCTCAATCACAGCTTCCACTATTAGCCCAAAGAAAACAACATTGTGCCACTCGGTTGCTTCTTGCTTGTTGCCGTCTTTGTCTTTGTAAGTTTCTGATGTTGCAATGCTAAATTGTGCCAAATGCTTACCACTTTCTGCCGACTTGGTAATTTTAGGGTCTTTTACCAATCGCCCTAATAATATTGCTTTATTTACTCCTGACATAACTATTCTATTGTTGACATTTCAAAACATAAGTGATTTGCAATGTGATTAAATTGCAAGTGATTTTTCTTATCAGCTGAATAACTATTAAACAAATGACAAGGAACAACTGTAGCAAATGCATGAAGAAAATGTTTGAAATTATCTTCAACTTTTAAATCTTCATGAATCTGCTCATCATCTTCAACTGCTTCTATAATTGCTTTTTGAATAAAAGCTGCATAGTGCAAGTATTTTGGGTCTTCTTTTGGGCTTTCCATCTCAATAAATATTTTGTTTAAATTTTATATAATTCTCTTTGCTTACTTCTGTGAATATCTCTGAAATACTAATATTCATTTCAGAATATTCAAGGTAAAACGCTCTCACTAATAGCGACTTACTCATGTCAATAATCGTCTCCCAATCAGCTACAACTTTCTTGCATTGCTCTATGAATACCTGGTCTTTTCTATTAGCCAATATTCTCTTTTCACAAAGCTTAATTTGACTTACAGCATGATCATAATTTCGCTTAGTGAGCAATTTGGTAGCTTCAATAAGTTTTTGCTTATCTTCTTTTTGCTTTTCGGTTAATGCTGGTGTAAGCTTAATTTTGGCAACAAACTTCGAGTAAGCTTTTTCAAATGCTGTTTGCTTAGTTTCATCGCTTGGCAAATACAGCTTACAAGCCACTAAGAAGTCATATATTAAGCGTAAAGGATAGGTTACCACCATGCCGCCAGAGTCTTCATTTTCAATGGTCAACTGCATCTGTATCACAATATTTCGCATTGAATCATACATTTGTTCGTGCGACAATTGAGGAGCTGTTTCAGTTTTGGGAGCAAGTATTTTGGCAAGTTTGTCTAATGCTTCAATTCTGTCTTTTGATTTTCTGTATTCAACCAAAAACTTAAAATATGTCACATTATTTAACCCAAAATATTTGCCATACACCTCACGCACACCCTGCTTGATAGCAAACACCACTTCAGGACCTGTAAGCTCTTTGAATGACTTGCGAACATCAATGAGTAATGTTTTACATTGATAATCAAATTGCTTAATCTCTTTACCTTCAATGTGTACTACATCATCTGGAATGTTTTGATTTGTATCAACATAAGCAGCAGCAATAGCTTCTTTCACAAACACGCCCAAATCCTGCGTTTCCAGATGTTTTACTTTTTTGCCTGCAAAACGCCAACACATGATTTGTTTTTGTTCCTCATTGAGCTGTAGCTTGGTTTCGTTTACATTCAAATGCTCTCTTAGCAATGGTAAACTTTTACTTTGAATTGCTATTTCAATACTGCTCATGTTGATAATAAATTAATCGTTGTAAGTTGACCAATAAACATCTATATCGTCCACATCACACACAACTGTGCAACCCATCGCATATAGTTTGAATAAGAATAAATCAAATCCTCTTATACCAAATTTATTTAAGGGATGCAAATCAACGCCTTGAATTGTAGGAGAATAAAGTTTATTAGTTTTAGCATCAACCATTAATTGATACTTACATTGGAATGTATGTTGTTTTTTAACTGATTCTTCTTCATCAAAACCAATAAAAAAACTTCCATATTCTGAACGCTTACCTATAAATGCTATTTGTCCTGAATCGTGACTACCACCTTGTGGAATAACTTCAGCTTCTTTATATTTTTCAATAATTTCAGACAGTTTCCATTCTTTTTTTTCTAAAGAACCTACAAAGTTTTGAATCATTTCTTTAGCTGGAGCAATACCAATTTCAATAACACTATTGGTTAATTCGCTTTCAATTAAATCAGTAAGTGTTTTTGAATACTGCACAAAGTCAAGCTTTTCAAAACTTTCAATAATTTTCGAGTTCAGTTTTTCTTTAAAGGATTTTCTTACATCACTATAGCTACTTAATGAGTCTCTAATTGTACTATCAATGAATGAAGTAACTTGTTTAGTTACAATTTCATCTAGCTTACCACTTTCAGTAAGGCTTTTAAATTTTTCAATAATTAAATCTTCCATTTCCTTAAAATTATTTTAATCAATTTCTTCAAATTCAACGTTTTGCAATGCTTCTACTACTTTGCTCATTTTGCCTTTTTGTGGCTGTTCGGCTTGTTTTTCAAACTTTGGCTTTGGTTGCGAAAGTTTGAAATAATTGCCACACCACACCGAGTTCCAATTGTTGAAAACATGTTGCGGATTGTTGAAAACCGTGTTTTCGTTATGATTATCAAATTTTTGCAACTGCGTTTCAATTTCTTCAATCGGCACGCCGTGATTTTTGGCCACGAGCTTGTATTTTTCTGCAAAATGAGCTTTTAGTACTTCCGCAGGCTTTACACCGACAAACTCTGCATTTCCATTTTCATCATCCGTTTTCAAATTTTGGCTTTCGCACGCTGATGATGATGATAATGTTTTCTTTTCTTTTATTTCCTTTATATAATGTGCGACAGGTTGTGCGACAGGTTGTGCGACAGGTTGTGCGACAGGTTGTGCGACATTTTTGATATACAATTTGTCGCACAAATCTATAACACTATATGTAGCCCCACTTGAGCCACCTGATTTTCTCCATTCAATAAATCCTTTTTGGGCAAGCTCATTTCGAGATCTTTCTAGCGTTTTGTCTCCTGACTTGCTGTCGGAAAAACCTGCGTGAGCTTTAAGCCGTGATCCAGACACAGTAAACTCTTTCTCCCATCCAGTTTTGTTGGCAATAATCATTATGGCGTGCCAAAGTGCAATACTAGAGCTGGAAAGCTGTTTAGTTTCGTTCTTATCGTAAAAGGATATTATTTGTGAAAGATAGTTCACTATACCAAGTAGTTTGATGTTCCAAATTTTGGAGCTGAGCGAGTGTTTAATACCTTATTGTCGTCTCTTATTGTACCAAGATGACAACCTGGTGCAAGAACCGGCAATTCCGATTCTTTAAACTGAATTACTCGCCCAGAGTATGGCGATACATACTCCCTTGTATCGCCATCTATTTTTTTGATTGATACAGTCATTATATTGTAATTTTATCAATAGTTAAATTACAAGTTTTGAATACCTCAAAAGCCTTTTCCTTGGTATCAAATACCATATAGCCTGTTTTGTGGTCGTGGAAATGAGCATTGCGACATTTGTACAAAGCATATTTAGCATTGAATAATCTTTGCAATTCAACTGTATATACCTTATCATGCTCATAAGCATCATTAACACCATCATTTACCACTACAGCAAGCTTAACAGTAGTAACAATCTTTACAGGGTCAGAACTTAGCTTTACCTTTGCCATAACCTAGTATTCTAACTGTGGAAGAATAGCAAGTTTTGCCAAGGCAGCATCAATAGTTTCTTTTACTTCTATATTGATAATCTCTGCAAGTTCTGGACTCATAAACCATATTCTAATTCCTGTATCAGTAGCATCTACCCCAATCTCTATAATGAATGTATAAACTCTCTCAGAGCCTTTAAATAGCTTCATTTGCAAAGTCATTTCAACAGGAATATTTGTTTCAACTGTTCTATTGAAATTGTCGGTTTTGTTTCCCCTGTCGTCTTTTTCTTTTTCAAGTGACGAATTGATTTTTGCATTGTTTTTTTGAACTGCTCCAACCAATGCCAAATGTCTTTCATTGTCTGGAAACCATTGCTTGTTCATTTTCAAAAACTTCACCAATGCTTCAGGACTCCACAGCTTATCAGTATTAATTCCAAACTGTTCATATTCTTTTGAAAATTGAATCTTACCTTGAATGGTATCATGGTAATGATTTTTTTCATTAATGATTAACTTTAGCGTGCCGGCTTCATAGTCATATTCAACTCTTGAGTTTTCAGCATTGCACACATTCTGTCTTTTCTCAAAGTAGTTAACTACCGACTGAATAGTGCCTGTAAAATTTACTTTCAAAGGCTCTTTAAGCTCCAATGCTTTACCTTCACGAATCAAAACTTCTGTTTGATTTTCTATTAATGTTAAACTGATTTTTTCTGACATGATTTTATTGGTTTATAGTGCGGTTCTTAATCTCAATTGACGTTCTTCAGGTCTTAGTTTTCTTACAGAAATTAAGTTTCCAAACTCATCATAAGTCACAGCATCACCTTTCTCATGATCATACATGGTGTACAAAATACCATCTCTCCACTCTTGGCCTGTTCTTATCTGTTCAAGAATAGTATTGTAATGTTTCTTAGCAGCTTTTACTTGCTCTTTCAAAAGCTTTATTTTCTCTTGAATTTCCAAATCTTGATTTTTGATTTGAATGGCTTTGCTAGAAAACTGTTTATTCAAATCAAGTAATTCTTCTTGCGAAAATTCTCTCACATAATGCTTTTGCTCGTGAGTGTCGCAAGTGTTAGCCAATTGTTGCATTCTCTCTGCATGGCTTACATCTTGTAATATTTTTTCTGGGTGAATTGACATCTTTTTACCTTTTTAATTTTAGACTTTTAAAAACTTAATTATTTCAAAAAATAATAGTCTAATCAGGTTTGTCGTGGAGCAAAACTTTCATATTTTTACAGTGTTAGATTATTGATGATGCACTTGCCGGTAGCATCTCACCAAAAGAGTCAATTGTTCAAGCAATTGGCTCTTTTTTATTTTTATCCTGTTTTCTTATCGCATCTACAAACACCCATACTAGGGCCAATTGATACAATGCAAAAACAGTTATTATTGCTAATCCGCCTGGTGTCATACTAAAATTTGATATTAATTGCACTTTCAAACTCTACTACTATTGCCACTCTGTTGCTTTTTCGCCTTGGAGCAAGCAACAACGATTTTGTAAATACTTTCATGGTTTCTTAGCTTTTCTAATTCTTTCCAAATACTGAACCTCTTCACGCTCTGGTCTAAACACCGCCCAACCACATACTGCTACTGCAGCTACAGAAAACAATATTTCTAACAATTGACTTTCCATAAGCTTAGTTGTAAAATAGTTTGAACTGTTTACCTGTTGTCTTACTCTTTACCACTACAGCATCTTGCTGTGCTATCTTGCCGGCAATAGTGAAAACAATTGAATATTTAAATCTTGAATAATCTTTAGTTACTTCCACCATGACTATGCTGCTTTGCGTCTATTTCTTGTTTTAATAAATCCGTTTTTGATATACTCAACATCTTTTTGGGTTAATATCCAATGTGTACCAACCTTGTTAGCTAAAATCTCATGCTTCTCACACATTTGGCGAATCTTGCTTTCGCTCACACCTGTAAGCGTTGACACCTCACTCACCTTGTATTTTGCTTTTGCCGCCACCCTAGCAAGTTCAAGCTCTCGCATCACGTCAAACAACTGACCAACAGTAAGCGTAGCAACAGGAGTATTTAAATTGATAGATGCTGACATAAGTTTTAATTTTAAACTTTTAAATAAAGTGTTGGGGAATTCGACAACCCCAACACCTTTACTACTAAACCCACATTTGGACAGCCAAATCAAACAAATGTGTTGTGTGCCCTCGGGAGTCGAACCCAAGATGTTGCGTTAACTTCTAAATAAACCACAACACCATCCAATAGGCACTCACGTTCAAGGGGTATTACAATCATCACCGTTAGAGATAACCTTGACGCTTCTTTTCAACTCCTCTTAGCCTACTTGGCTATTTAGCTACATGCTGAGATTTGTTGGTTCAATACTTTTATTAATTGTAAGGACATTATGTCCTGCCTTAAAGCTTTTAATTACCGCTTGTAACTAATAATTTGTTTTTAAAAGGACTTTATGTACTTTTGGCACGATTATTACAATACAGTAAATACAGAAAGCCCTCGTATATTTCTATACAGAGGGCGTATCATAGACGAGTTTGCAGCAACGTCAACCATTTCAATCAAAAACAAGACATGAAGTCTATGTTTTAAATATCCACGGATATTTTTGTAATGTGTGTGATCTTAATTTCTTAACTGCTGCAAATCTGTCTGATACTATTCCGTATTGACAATGCAAATATTGTGGAATTATTACACAATTACAAATATTAACTATGTAAATTTTACACTAAATGAGCATATTTGGCGAAAGAGTAAAGCAAGTGCTTGACTACAAGCAGTTTAATATTTCAGCTTTTGAAAAAAAAATTAACATATCTCAGGGATATTTACATAAAATATTTAAAAAAGATGATTTAAATTATAAAGTAATAGATTTTATATGTGAAATATTTCCCGATATAAATAAGCAATGGCTGATAAATGGTGGCGGCGAAATGATTAATGAAAATATAAAATTTGTCACACTTGAAGATATAAGAATTTGCGTTTTTAATGAAGTTTCTTTTTTCTGTTTGAAAATTGGCATGAAAGAACATGATTACTATAGAGATATGAATAAAGATATATTTCTATTAAAACTATCTGTTCTTAGATCAATCAATATTGCGTTTAAAATAGATATAGTAGAATTTTGTAAAGAAGCATACAATAATCAACTAAAGGCAAAAAATCATGATATTGAAGATATAGACTTTTCAACATTTTCTCCCTACAAAAAGAAAGAAACAATTATTGTTTCTGAACCGGCAGCAGAGTATGGAGTGAAGAAAGCGGTCAAAGAAATAAACAAAGGAGTACCTGTTTACAATTTAGAATTTTCAGCAGGCTTACTTCCATTTGGTGGTGCTGATATTGATTTAGAAAACAACATTTTAGGCTATATGAATTTTCCCGATTTAAAAGGAGCAGACGCTATTGTAAAAGTAAAAGGCGATAGTATGCAAGGTTATATTGAAAACGGCGACTGGATAGCCATAAAAAAGGTATCTGCCGATATCATAAATTTTGGACATGCTTACGCTATTCTTACAACATCAGAACTACCATTAATTAAATTTATCAGAAAAGGGAGCAATACAAATAGCGTATTATTAAGAAGCAACAACCCAGAATTTGAAGATTTTGAAATTCTCAAATCTCAAATATCTCAACTATTCATGATTGTTGACAAAATACAAATAAGAGGTTTAGCAAATTAGAAACTATGATTATAAAAGAAGGAATGATTGTATGGCTAAAAACTGGCGGCCCTGCAATGACAGTACACTCTCTAGCAAGAGAAGGAACTTGGATTTGCAGTTGGTTTATAGGAACTAAAATAAATCATAGCCAATTCAGAGCCGACCAATTAACAGACATAGACTCTAACAAGAAATAAGAGTCAAGTCTTTTAAATCGTGAGTTTCAGTATGTAATTCTACATCTATAAAATACATACATATTACTTTCCCTTCTGAAGTTAGCTCGCTAACAGTCATATTGTGAGAATGTTTAGATGTGGAAACCACATCACCTGATTTGAATACTTCTTTCATAATAATTATATTAGTTTATAATATTGATTTATAAGTAATTATACTTTGAATTTGCAAGTGTTAATATATTAAAAATTATACAAATTGTACTATTTATGATTAAAGAATTTGAAGTAAACAACACAGCAAAAGACGATACATATATCGTTACGTTTAAGTTTGAAGACGATAAAACAAGCATTAACTGCACTTGTCAAGCAGGATGGAGTAAAATGCTTTGCAAGCATCGTTTAAACCTAATTGATGGCGACTATTCTGGACTTGTCAATCAATCTGAAGCAACTCAAGTAAAATAGTTAATTGACAGTATTAATTTTGAGCCATTTTTACCATTACAGAAAGAAGAAATTTTATTAGAGCATCAAATAAAAGAGCTTAACGACCAAAAAAAGAAACTCAAAAAAGACTTTGCTATGCTTATGTGTAATGGATTTTGAAATGCCAAAATCAAAAATAATGCAGCTGTTTATCGTTATGGATAAAGTATCTATTAAGGGGTTATCAAATTAGAATAATACTTAAATAGCTTTACAAAAAAATAGATGAGTATAAAATTGAGCATTAGTATATTTATTGTAATAATATATTTGAGTACCATTATTGGCATTTGGAAATACATTGATTCAAGAATAAACTGCAAGAAAAAACAAAAAGTAACCCAAAAGTATATTCGAGGGTTTTCAATAGGATTACTTCCCGTTTTCTTTGTTCCTTTCCAGTTAATGTTTTTTTTTAAGAAGAAACCTGATGTTATAGATTTTATCATGATCGATACAATTACGTACTATTTAGGTTATGCAAGTTTATTACTACAAGCAATAATTTCAATCGTTCGGACCAATATACTAAAAAATAGATTAAATAGATTTATTGAGCGAATATATATCATTACTTTGCACTAGATTATACATTTGAATAATAGCAGTTTACACTTTGAATTTATAACAATTAATATACATAAATTTACCCAATTATTAAACATTTAATCATTTAAAATTATGACAGATTCAACTAAAAAACCAATGAGCAAATTTAAAATCATTTTGGCCGTTATCGGCGGATTAATAGTGTTAGGTTTTGTTTTTGGTGGCGGTACCGATAAAATGGCAGCCAATCAAATGCAGAAAATAGAAAACCAAGTTGCACAAGATGCAATCAAACAGTACGAAATAGCATTAACAGGTGGCGACAAAGTAGAAATATATGTACATGCAGGTATGGTTACAGCTGCATTTCTACAAGCACAAGACCAAGAAAATTACACCAAATGGAAAGCAATTGAGCGAGCAGCAGCCAAAGAAGCAGGTATGCCAACCAAGTAATTACGACCACTTTAACGACCAATCTTCGTAAACAACTATAAATCAATAGCTATAATATAACTCATAATCAGGTGGTCCCTGGTTCGAGCCCAGGTGGGCCCACTACTAAAAACCCTCTTTAAACGCTGTTTAGAGAGGGTTTTTTATTTTTATTACTGTAAAGTTGTATTGTTGAATCCATTTTTTGTACTTTGTTATGTTGATTGTATCGACATTTTATAACATAATCAGTATAATTTTACAACCAAATTTGCGACCAATGCTATGGCTCAAATAAAATCAATTGTTAAAATAAAAGTAATTAGAAGAGTCTCGAGACGTGAAGATGGATTAAGTCCTATATTATTTGAAATCTCTGGTATTGAAAACAATAAACCAACTCGAAAATATATTACAACTGACATCTCTTGCCTAGATCATGAATTTGATTCTAAAAACCAAGTTTTTTTCCAAAAAACAAGCAATAGTTCAAACTTAAATTTAGTATTATTAAAAACAAAAAAAACACTAAATGATATAGTTGCAAAACTTGGCATTGAAGCTACACCAACAAATGTGATTGAGGCTTATTATAACAGTAATTTTTTTGATGCTAAAAGTAGTTTTTTAGTATTTTCAGAAACTGAATTTTTAAAAACTAAAAAAGACTATTCAGCAAAATATATTGAATTAATTGAAATATCTCTTAAAACTATCAAAGAATACATTGGCATAGACAATGATTTAAGTTTTGAGCAAATAAATTTCCAATTTTTAACAGAATACAAATATTGGCTTGAGCATACTAAACAAGTAAAACAAAATACCACATATCAACATTTGGCATTTATTAGAAAGTTTTTAAACATTGCAATATCAAGAGAATTGACTCAAAATTATCCATTTAAAACATTTAAATTCAAAGCTGAAAAAACTGACATTGAGTATTTAACTATTGATGAATTGAACAAATTTCAGTTATTATTTGATAGCAAAACATTGTCAAGAAAATTACAAACTACACTTTTTCATTTCTTATTTTCTTGTTATACAGGATTCAGAAAAGATGATGAAACTCAAATTGTAAAAAACATAAATAATTACATCATTGATAATGCATTTGTTTTTAAAACTAAAAAAAGAAAAAAACAAGTTAGAATTCCCTTAAACCCTAATGCAATAAATTTAATTTCTTTAATCAATGAAGTTGATTTTTCAGACAACATTGGTCAAATAAAACTGAACTCTAATAGAGTTACCAACGACCTCACCGAAATCATAGCCATTGCAAAAATTCGCCCTCGTAAACTCACCTTTCATTGCTCACGACACACGTTTGCAACTACTTGTCTGTCATACGGAATACCCATTGAATTTATATCAGAATGGCTGGGCCATGAAGACATAAAAACCACACAGCGATATTCTAAAATAAACTTAAAAGTTGCTGCTGAACAAATGAGCAAATGGCAATAAAAAAAGCCCCTGAAATATTCAGGGGCTTTTTTTATTTTTTCCACAAAACCAACAACAATACCATTGCCAAAAACAATGCCACATAAAACCAGAAATCTTTCCACCATGGCACCGGCAACTCTTTGTCAATTTTGGTAACATTATTTGTTTTGATAGTCTTAGCTTGATGAATAGCAATGTCATTTCTCAAAACTTCATAATCAACTTTTCCGTTTTTTTGTTTGATATTTATTACAACGCCTAACGTATCTATTGTAATATCAAACGGATTATACCCTTTTGGAATAGTTTTAATTATTTCCTGTTTAATAACTTCGCTGTTTTTATCGCTTATACAAGGTTCTAGCGAACGCAATATATTTACCAAGCTATCTACGGCACTAGAGTCAATCTTTTGCACTATGTCGCCTTTTATAGTGGCAAATTTGATGATAGTATCATATCTTACTACAGTCTTTGCCGTATCTATCAAATCAGGACAATTTTTGAATACATAATCAAGCTTTCGCTGACATTTTGTTTTTGTTAAGTAAGCACAACTACTCAAACAAACACACATCAATAATATCAATAACTTTCTCATGCGTTTTTCTTTTTTGCCAATAACTTTGCAAATGCTCCAACTACTATTGTAGCAGCTAAAATATATGCTTTTTGCTCTTTGGTTACTACACCTTCAGGAATAGTATTGATTTGCTCAAGAAACTCGTAAACCATACCAACACCGATATTAAGAGACGGCAAAATATAGGCAAAAAACACCCCTATTTCATTCATTGGCGAACGCCATTTGTTTGTTAGCTTTTTCATTTTTTATATGATTTTTGGCGTTTAATTACTTCTACAATTTGGCAAAGCACCTTAGCATAGTCGGGAGCTGTTGCATAGCCTGCTTTTGCTATTTCTTCAATGAATTTATAAGGGTCAGATTTTACAGCCAATGCTTTTGCATATCGGCTGTTTTTCTTGAAAAACTCACCGTGATGAGTAAAACATTCAGCAGGCGTATTGAATTTTCTGAAATAATCTTTTACCAGGTACTTAAAATACTTTTGGCCGTTTATTGTAGTTGGCTCAACTTTCAATATCTGAGGGAATTTCAAATCCATTCTCCTACTGTATTCAGTAGTAGTTATCAATTGCTCATTTCCGTTGATACCGTCAGTATCTTTCACGCCAAAAAACATATTGCCTGGTGCATGTTCACCCCAACCGCTTTCAAGTGCCGCCTGTGCTAATATTGCTTCAGCTGCAATGCCTGTTTCCTTTTCGCTTCTAATTGCTTCCGGCAAGTATGCAGCTACAAAATCATTTGGTTTCATGATTCTTTTTTATGTTTAATTAAATAATATGTTTTGAATGATAAATACACAAATCCGAGAATAGCAGAGAGCAAACTAAACACATGAATGATTTGATCTATCACACCATTAATATTCATTTCGCTTTGTACGCTCACCTGAAGCAAAAACAACTTCACTTTTCCTATTGTACACATTGCTCCTGCTACAAAAGCTGGTGCTATCCATTCTTCTATAATTTGTTTTAATGTCATTTATTTATCTTTTTTTGAAACTCCAATTAAACCCATTCGCTCCCCAAGGTTTTTCATCACCTTGTAAATAACTCACCAACTCAAAACAAATAAACTTCGACTTATCATCAATATTCGATAAGTTCTTAGTCAATTTATTTGTTGGTCCTAAAAATCTCAATGATGAATAATAAAACAGCTCTCTCGGAAATGCTGCATATTCATAACCATCACCAAGCACTTGTTTATAATCTCGCAACATTGGTCGCTTACCCATAAATCTAATCTCACAATCAAACTGTTGGTAGTATGCCAATGCTTTACTCCATAACCAAATCCTCACACCACCCTCAACCGCTTCAATAAACCACTCCACACCATTTTCATCTATACAATAAGCACCTGCATGATTCCAATATGAACCTGTTACCAATCTTATACCTTTAGATATAATATTATGCGGACGATGAAATAAAACTGGTTTGAAGTATAGCATAGTTAAAGATTTTAAACTGTATAACCTTGCCCAACTGCTGGGTATCTATCCATTATTTGAGCAATTTGCAAATCAATTTTACTGAAATCTTGTGGTAGATAATTGAAGAAATCATAAGCTCTATGATAACCTGATTTTAAGGTTGTGCGTCTTAATTTAGTTATTAAAATAGGCTCGTCGTTTTCATCTTTTATGATTTCACCAACTTCATTAACTTGTATATCTTGATACTCTTCATAATTCCATGAATTATCAAACTCCTCTGAATTATCTGGCACAAAATGCGGTACATTTTTAAATACTCCCTGTGCCACTTGCATATTTACAACCTTCACAATTTTACTTCGAGTGGTCCAAATATTAAAGTTTTGACTCTCTACATATTTAGTGTTGGTATTTGGGTCAGTTTGCATAAAACGAAAATCTCGCTCAGTCCAAATATTTCTATCTTGTTGCCAATGCTTAATTTCTGTTTCAATTCTATCTTTCCCATTGTCAACGGTTAAGCCTATAACATCTAAATACTTAAACCCTGAGTCATGAGAAACCAAAACCCCATGTTGGGTTCTATCTGTAATCTCATGCCAAATGGTAGGAATTGGAGCTAGTTGTGTAAAATCAACTAAGATGTGTTGTTTTTCTGTTACTATCATTTTTATGCTGTGCCTAGTGAAATAAAGGGTTGAATTGCAGAGTTTGTAACTGTTGGTAATGTACTTGGACTTGCTCCTGTTACACCTGTAGCTGTCCAAGATAAACGAGTACTTGACGAACCAAATCCTGTTCTTTGGGCAAATGTTGCTACTGTTCCATTACTTCTAAGTGTAATTTTATATTCTGTTTGAGCTTTCAACATCACCCACGCAACCGTACAAAATAATTCATCATTTGCAGTAGATGGTGTTAAAGTTCCACCTGTAAGTCTATTACCAGAAACATCGTATATATCCAAGTACCATGTTTCTGAACCGTTTGAGCCTACAACAAAACAGCCCATTTTAGTAACTATTATATCCTGCTCTATTCTAATAGTCATTCCATATACTGTATTAGCAACAGGGGTTTGAGTTGAAAAACCTATAGAACGTTGAAATGATGACACATATTGATTCATAATATAGTTAGCAGACAAAAACATAGAATAAGTAGAATTGTAAATATAAATTCCATCTTTATTCGTACCCTCTACTACTGTAACCTTTACCCCATTTGACATACCTGTTAAGGCGTTCATTGCAGTAAATGTATATTCTGTAAATCTTATCCCTTTTGTGGTAGATTTAGCCTCAAAAATTGAATCACTAGAAATTGTACTACCTACGGCAAAACCGCCTGTACCTATCCAATATTGAGTTTGAGAATCTGCTGAATATTTTTGTTTTGTATGGAATGTTGTGTATAAATTACCATACATCCCTGTTAGTTTTTCAACAAAAACATAAACTGCATCACCAACATTACCATTAAACTGTAACTTACCTCCTGTTATAACCGCCTGCAAGGAACTTGTATTCGTTGAATCTTGCTCACTATACCAAGTTACACAATTACCATTCGAATCTACATCAACATAACCACTCACATAATAATAAGGAGAGTTATTATTTGACATAAATGCCACCTTAAATCTACTATTAAATGACCTTAATGCTCCATTTACTTGACTTCCTGCGTTACCCTTACCACCATTTGCTGTGCTTGCAATTATAGAACCATCCCAGTCTAATAGATAACTATTTAAAGGTGCTACATAAGCCCAAGTTTTACCGTCTTCTTTTTTAGTAAATTGATAACCACCACCTCCTTGATATATACCAATTGCACGGTGTCCAGTTCCGAAATAAAATGCTCGCCATTCAGGATTAAAACTATTGGTTGGTGGCGTTGAATAGCTATTTGCCATTGAGGTATCAGTAGCTATACCTAAACTTTTACCACTTGTCGCTAATGCTGTAAATGTGTTATTTTGACTTGTCAACAATGTATACCACCCTGCTGGGTTTCCTCCACTTGCATAAGGCATATAAACATAATAGGCACCAGTATTACTTCCATTATCAACACCTTGAATTCCTAATTTAGTTGGCACACTACCAGGAGCAGTTGTCAATACTGGGAAAGGTATTGACATTCCTGACATTGCCGACAAATCAAAGCCATATCCCGCAGTTGTTGCACCAATACCAACAGTAGTGCCATTGTCACGTAGCAAAGAACTTACATGAGCGGTACCATTATACAGTATCAATCTACCAGATGTTAAGCCAACATAAAATTTACCTTTGATATAATTCCAAACATTCAACCAACTTACTTTCTTTGACTTATTACTATCTTCCGAATCCGAAACCAATGTAGTATCAGCATCTACCAAAGTTGTTTTAGCCACTGACCCTGAAATAAAACTTCCAAAAAAAGTGTCAACAAATACAGCAGCTCTTGCTCTTACATCTGTAAACCATTTATTAGTAGGCGTTCCACTTTCTGCAATGTTATCAGTATTTAAAGTAACAGGCCCTGTTTGTCCATTTACTGACGAAACAGCATCTGTATTATCAACTTTTTTCCAAGCCGACCCAATAGAAATTAACCAATCACCAACATCAAGTGTTATTCCTGCAAATGTACCAGCTACAGTAGTAATGTAGTAAATACCTTCATTAGCAACATAACCGGTTATTGCAGTTGTATTATTTGTTTAAGTAATGCTAGTTAAAGCAGTACCTAATTTTGTTTTTGCATTATTGCTAAGTGAAGCAATTGCTGTACTTGCATCTACTATACCACCGTATAAAAGTTGACCTAAAATTGCATCAGGCAAGTAGCTTAAATCTATTTTTGTAGATGCGTTTAATGGAGCATAACCATTAGCTACACCTTTATTTGCTGCATTCTCAGGAGTAAATCCTAAAGCATTTTGCTTATTATTAAAAGTATTCCAATCTACAGAACTTAAAAAACCACTTACTGAAGCACTAGCTTGACCAAGTATTGTTTTTATTCTTGTTGTAGTAAAATAGTCAACAATACCTTTTATTGATGAGTATAGTGTTGAACTTGCTTCATTTCCTGTTATTGAGTCAGTTTTATTAGTAATATTTTCTTTACCGCTAACATCTGGTTTGTCAGTTCTAGCAACTAAAACCCATGTACCGACATCATCAATACATCTATAAATTAATGTCTCATCATTATTTTTTAGCTGAATCTCATTATCTGGATCATATACAGAAATAATCTTTTCAGCATCTTCAAAATTTCTTGTAATAATTAAAATATCATCTTTAAAAAAATCATTTCCATTTTCAATATAAGGCAATACAACATAAGAAATAGCATCAACAGCACTATTTATCATATAGTGCATTGCTCTGCCATGCGGTGTAAGCTCTTGCAAGTGTGCTAGTGCAACATTAACAGTTGTAAACTGCAAACCTCCGCCATTTGCATTCATGGCATACAGTACCTCACGCAGCTTAGCTGCAGTAGTTCTTCTATTACCGTCTAATATATTTTGCTCAATGAGCTCGTCAATTTCTTCCTTAGTCATTATTCTAAAATGATTAAATAACCCTCTTCACTTGTGCCAATTTTGTATTTAGTTTGTGAGCCGTCTATTGGTTGAGCATTTTTTAGCGTTGATGGCTCGGTAATTCTAACCGTAAATGTTGCTCTACCCATTCTCACATTGCTTGCATCTTTTTGCTCTGTATCTGCCATTTGCAAACTTTCTACTCTTGTAGTGCCAATAAAATTTGGCGAAAAATCTAAATTTCTGTATTCCGCATGGTCCAATATTGTTTGGATCATACCGAGCAATCTTTCAATGTTTTTGCTTACAGCTTCATCCCCCATTATTTCTTCATCAGATTCATAACCCATATACACATCAATAAAATATGTACAAGTATTATCAACCATTCTAGCATCTTTATTCGAATAGTTATTATTACCAAAACCAATATTTATAGCTGGTAATTCTGCAATAGAAAACGGCCTTGTTCTTTCAATAAAAATCTTTGCGTCTAGTTCTTCAGTATAACCAAACGTCACCTGGTTATCAAGTTCAATCAATAGAATAGCAGCTATTCTATCTCTTACAAGTTCAAAACCTTTTGGCTCTATGAAGTAGTTAATTTTTGCCATTATTTCGTTTGGCTTAATATGCAAGTAATCAAACCTATTGTTTCATCAGGAAAAGCCTGTTTGATAATATATTTGTATGTGGTACCAGAACTTTGAGCAATAGAAACTTTGTGACCTTCAAAATCAACATCGTTTTTAGCGTTTCTGATTGTATAGTTTTTATCAATAAAACTTTGTTCTGAAACCGAAAAATGAGCCTGACGACTATTGATAATACTGCCGTCTGTATCTACAGCCAAATGATGGCGTGACGCAATACCCACAACCGTAATACTTACACCCAATGGATTAGTGAAAACCAACTCAACACCAAAACCATTTGTCTTTTGTACAAATGCCTTTACGTCTTTTCTTGCTTGCTCCATTAATC